GCGTTGCTCAGGGTGGTGTTGCCGGTGACACCCAGCGTGCCGCCGACAGTCTCGTTGCTGCTGACGCCCAACGTGCCGGTGACCGAGGTGTTCTGAAGGCTGGTCGCCCCGGTGACCGTCAGGCCGTTATCCGCGGTGAGCAGGCCGTTGACGGTCGCGTCGCCGTTGAGGGTCGAGCCGCCAGACACAGCCAGGCCAGCATTGGCCGAAAGCAGGCCGCCCACGGACTCTGTCGAGGTGACAGCGAGCGTCCCGCCGAGGTTCGTGTTGCCGGTAACGCCCAGCGTGCCGCCAACAGTCGCGTTGCCGGAGACGCTCTCGTTGCTGGTGATCGCCGTGCCAGTGTTGCCGACGACGAGCGAGTTGCCGCCGAGAGCGCTGTTCGCGGTGAAGCCGCCATTGACGGTGGCGCCATTATTGATGGTCGCGCCGCCGTTGGCCGTCAGTGCGCCGGTCATGGTGGTCGTGCCGCCAACCGTCTCGTTGCCGGTGACGCCCAGCGTGCCGCCGACCGTGGTCGCGCCGGTGACGCCCACGCTGCTCAACGTGGTCGCGCCGGTGACACCCAGCGTGCCGCCGACCGTGGTCGCGCCGGTGACACCCACGCTGCTCAACGTGGTGTTGCCGGTGACACCCAGCGTGCCGCCGACGCTCAGGTTGGTGCCGACGCCCAACGTGCCGCCGACCGTGGCGTTGCTCAGGGTGGTCGCCCCGGTAACGCCCAGCGTGCCGCCGAGCGTGGTCGCGCCGGTGACACTGAGAGTGGAGAACGTCGGCGTGGACGAGGAACCGATGCCAAGGTTTGTCTGCGCTGCGGCCTGTGCCGCTGGACCTTTCGCCGCAATCTCGCACAGATCATTCTGCACCAACAATGGTCCTGCTGATGGGGCTGGGCAGGCTGCGAACGCGGCTGAAGCCCACATAGATACAAAAAACGGAAGAACCCAGCGCATCATGCGGCCCACCATTGTGGCGAAGGCGATGAAGTCGAGAAGTTGATCCGTTGCCCAGGCCCGACCACGAACGGCGCATTGACGCCCAGCGCGTTGATCTGCGCACCAACCGGCGGGTAGATCGTAGCGCCGTTCACCGTGTCGTCATCCTGCGCTACGATGGTACCACTGACAATCGACCCCGGCAAAATGCCCGCCGTTCCGACCGGCGCACTGAAAATGATGTTAGTAGCCGCCGCCAGCGGGAAAGCGGTGGCCTGGTTCGTGCCGGCGAGTACGATGCCCGTCGCCACGGCCGCAATTGCAGGTCCGAACACTGTTGCCCCCGATGACCATGTGATGGGCGTTCCGAAGCCAGGTGTCGATGCCGGCGGCAGCGGATAGCAAGGTGGCAAGGCAGCCGCCGCGCTGACCATCTGCTGAATGACCCACTGCCATACGCGTCCCGACACACCAGCAATAGTGATCTGATTTCGGTAAACGCGGCCTGGCACGCCTCCTGTAAACTGCGCGGTCACGGTATAGCCGTCCACGCTGAGGTCAATCACCGTCCGCTCTCCGGTGCCACTTGGCTCAATGGCAAGCGAGGCGGTTGCGACGGTATCGCCCTGAGCCTGGACCGCATAGAGGAAGTCGGTGTAGTCGAGATCGGCGCCGGGAAGCGCGGGAGGCCACCACTTGTCGCCAGGAGGACCGACAGATGTGCGGGACATCCTCCTACTCCTGCACCATGAGCAGTCGGAGAGGATTTTCCGCGACTGCTACCAACTCGCCCCCGCTCACCGCCCAAATATTGCTCAGACGAGCAATCCACTGTGAAGCGGTTACCTCCAATAGATTTCCTTCTGGGGGTGGGCTTGGGTAGAACAACGAACTAGTATCTATCCATCCCAAGATGGGCTTTGGATCTGGCTTTGAGCTATCGAACCAGGCATATTGGGTCATGCTAGTTCCCCACTGCAATTACTGATACGCCGCCGCCGTTGTTGCTTGAAAATACCGCGGCATACCCCAGGGTGCTGAATGTTTGCACATACCCGGCGTAGCTATTCAGGCTAAGCGAACTGCCTACCGCTTGGATAATCTGGTTGGGGAAAGCGACCGCGTAATAGGCGGGAGTAACTGTTTGCGCTGTCGGACAAATCACGCTCGTAACTTGAATGATCCACGGCTGAGAAGGAGCAGTCGAGTTAGGGATTTTAATATACCCTGCTACCCCAGCAATACCTGTAACAAATTGCCCAAGCTGAACAGCCTCTGTACTCGTAAGTGCCTGGGCGACATTGAACACCTGCGAGGACGAGCCCGCCAGCAGCGCAAAGCGGCTCTCAATGTCCTCGACGATGCCGGCGGTGATCTGGTTGTTAACGAGATCACCTGCGTTCCAGGACAACGCAGTCGTGCCCTCCTGGGCGCGAGTGATCGTAACCACGTCGCCGCTGCGGGCTGTGCAGTAGACAATCTCGATCGTCGCCGGATTGCTTGCGCTGATCAGCGTCAACGGAAAATACTGACCCGCTCCGGGGTTAGGGAATAGCGCCCCTGCGCCCGAATACAGCGTCGCCGATGTGCCGCCAGAGGCGAGCGGGAGCGCCAGCACCGTGCCGGCATTATTCGACAGAAGAACGGGAATGGTCATGCGCGCCTACCCGGCTGATACGTGAACGATATTGAAGTCATTCCAGAGCTGCCCGGCAATCATTGGGTCTGTCAGCGGCAGGTTTCCTCCGCCGCTCAACAATAGCTGCGCGGCTGTCACCAGCCCGAAGTAAACCGGGGCGGCGAATGGATTCGGCGTAAGGCCAGGGACAACCGTAACGACATTGCTGTTGCTCCAGACCGAGCCATCCGCAAGCCCTGTCGCGCTCGTCGGATAGCCCTGCCCGGAGGCCACATTCAGGATGCCCGCGACGTTGGTCAGGTGCGTCGGTGTAATGTTGTTGATAACCGTCACCGAATACGAATACTGGAAAGGCAGCGAAACCGCGCCCGAGGCGGCGGCAGCTTGGAATATCTGAGCCGAGAGCGGCACGATCCCGGCCGCGTTAGTCAGCGTGATCGTGATCACAATCTCGCCGTTCCCGCTGCACGCAACGCTGATCGGATAGGTGTTGTCGATGTTCGGCGAGACGCCGTTTATGCCGATCAGGAAGCGCATGATGCGGCGCTTCAGCCAAGTGATCGAGTAGACCTGACCGTCACCTTTGAAGAAGAACCAAGTGATGATGCGCTTGAAGATGTCGTCGGTCGTCACAAACAGGTCGATCTCCCCCGAGACGGTGTAGGAGTTGACCAGGATCGTGTTGACCTTCCAGGTGTTGATCAACCCGGTGCCGACGATGCTACCATAAGGCAGCGCAGGCCGGCTGATGCCATACAGCCCCTGCGCCACCCAGTCCAGCAGCGCGCCAGAGAGTCCGGTATAGATCGGCAGGTTAATGTTAACGAACCAGCTCAGGTAATTCTGGGCAAGCACGTTGAAGGACGAGTTGAACGCCTGGATGTTGTCATCGTCCTCGAATTGTTTATAGACGAAGGCCCTAATCTGTTGCGTTAAACAGGTCGGGCCGGTGGGCGGAAATGCGCTCATGACCTAGCCCTGCGTGACCGTGATCGAGGCGGCGGAGCAGGAGAAGTAGCTTTCCGGATCGCCGAAAATGGTCTCGGTCCCAACGTCGGGTGCCGTCGCAATGCCGTTGATCGACACCGAGAATATCAGAATCGTCAGTAGGTTCTGCGGCACCAGACCAGCGACAGCGGCGACGAACGTGGAGTTCAGTTCCAGCACGTTGATGGGTGCGCCAACCGGAAGGGCGTTGATGTACGCCGCAAGTGCTGGTTGAGCAAGCTGCGCAACGCCGGCAGGCGAGACGAAGTTGGAGGAGGATGTCTGCCACGTCACTGACATCACTACCGTCTGCGCGGGCGGCAATACAATCGGGATTGTGTAGGAGTCAGGATACTGGCTGATCGTCACGCTGGTGTTGCGGAAGTTGGGCGTCACCACACCACCACTCACATATGCGCCAAAGGCGCTGGTGTTGGCATTGACCTCGAAGGTCTTCTCGGTCAAGACCGTGATCGTGTAGGTGCCGTTGTAGGCAGATGGCGATGCACCAGCGATGACGACAGCCTGGCCGGTGGCGTAGCCGTGGTTCAGCGTCGTCGTCACTACACCGTTGGCGGCGGCGGTAAAGGTGGAGACGCCCAGCGTCGAGCCCACCAGAGTGGATACGTCCGGGATAGCCTGGAAGATCGCCGCACCGATTGCATAGGGATCACCAGTGCCGCCGACGATGATCTCCCACTTACCGGCAGCAGGTGTGCGGATCGAGATGGACTGCGCCTGGACGCCCGGCACTGACTGAAGCAGCGTCCGCAGGTAAAACGACATGCCGGTCGAGGCAACAAGACCTGCCTGAAGCACCTGCGCGCGGAACTGCCCTTCGGTCTGCGCTGCACCACCGGGGGTGCCTGCCAGCGGATTGGTGACGGTGAGCGTGTATGCGCTTGGCACCGATGTAACAAGCTGCGTCACGGTGTTTGCGGGAACCGCCCATGAACCAGGCTGCGTCGCCACGAAATAGATTGGCGCGCTGCTGTTGCCAGTCAGAGTCACGCCGCCTTCCGGCGTTACGTATTGGCTGGTGCCGTCCGACACTGTAAACCCCGGCGCGATGACAATGCCAGGCGCTGAGCCAGTGAAAACACAGTAGACCGCAGTGTTGTTGGCTGGCGCGATGGTAGAACCTTGGCCGAGGTAGATTTGTGCAAGCTGGATGAGAAGCCACGCATTCGCGCCGTAGGGCGTCAGGCTGTCGATGGTCTCAGTGACCGCCTGATCACACAGCACGACCGCGGCAGTATCCGTCGATACGGCGTCTTCTATCAGCCCAGCCGGCAGGACGGTAAGCCCCGGCGAGAGCGCGGTGGCGCCCGCGATGATCTCAGCGTTGAGCGTAGCCGGCGGTGTGTTGGTGCGACCGGCTGCGGTCAGGATGATCGGGATGCTGCCACTCATACTGGTATCGGCCCTGTCAGCGCGTATCCGCTCTGTGTCGTGACGTTGATAGCATACGTCGGGGCAGGCTGGTTTGCAATCTGCGCTTGTTTGGCAACCAGCAGCGCGGCGAAGAAGGGCGCGAACTGCTGCTGGGTGCGGTTGATATAATAGTCCGGCTGAATTTGCTGGATGACCGACTGCTCGGCGGGGATGCCGTAGTTAGCAAAGAACGGCGACTCGCCCAGGTTGAGCTTGAGCACCTGAATAAGCGTCGTCAAGTAGACACCATCTGAAAAACCATTCGCATCGGTCGAGACCTCGACCCAGGTCCCGCCCTTGCCGTTCGAGTCTTGGTTAATTCTTCCCCACGTGCGAATGGTCTGTCTCCCTAGCAAACTCACCATATACATGGGAGTGCGCCAATCTTACCGAATGCGCTTCTTCTTTAGTTGTGAAGAACCCAAGCCAGATGCGCTTTCCACCTACGTGGACATACGCCCGCCATCTGCCAGTTCTCTTATCCTGCGTAATCCCCTTTAGCCCGCTTTCGCTACCACGACGAACATCCCGGTTACAGGTATTTTGTGAATTCGACGCCTCGCGAAGATTAATCAAGCGGTTATCATCTTTTATACCGTTGATATGATCAAGTTGTTCTCTGGGCCATACACCGTAGACATACAACCAAATAAGTCGATGGACAGCAGGCTATTTCCCAGCAATACCAGTCCTCAAGTAACCCTTGGCATCAAACCACCCAACGCGCTCGCCAGCAAAAAACCGACCGTGCGGCGCTATTCGTCGCGTAAGAACTCCAGTTTCGGAGTTATACGAAAACCGCTCGCGCAGAAGAATTTGTGTAATTTCCATAGTGGCACTATAGCAAGTTCTCGCAGCGTTGGGAACCTAGATTCTCATGGGTTCACCGGCCCGGTCGTCGGTTGCTCGGAGTCACCATGACTATCGCTCCCCTGCTGATGCACGTGCGTGCCGAAGACGATACCATCCATAACGATCCCCGCAGAGGATATGACCAACTCATGGCCCCCCGCGCTGAGCGTGATCTCACCGGGAACCAACTTGACGAACGTTGTCTGGCCCTGGTCCATCAGCGTGACGCCGCCGGGGCCGTACTGGGTCAAGATGTTCCCATCTACTACGAACCACCCGCTGTTGCCGATTGGCTGGAACACCAACGCGGTCAAATTACCGGGTGTCGTCAGTGTGGCGATCCCACCGCCGATCCCGCTCATTCCGCCGAGATAAGCGTCGGCCGCAATGGCGAAACCCTTACATCCTGGTTGGATCGGCTGGCGAATGTATTCCGACCCCGCCACTGGGATCGTGACATTCGGGATCGTTGGCTGGGTCCAGCCGGCAGGCTGCTGGACTTGAAACGCAACCTGGACGATCGAGCCTTTGATCGACACGACCTGGCAAGGGAGCGAGCGCCCGGTCTTGGCGATCTGGTCCAGCGCCTTTGACCGCGCAAAGCGGTTAAGGCTCAGACCAAGCGGCGTTTTCTGAACGTTGTCGGCCAACTCTACTTACCCTATTTCCGCTCTGAGCTGGAACACCGTCGTCCAAGAGTCGGCTGTGGGCTGGCGGAAGTTGCCATAGTGATGAACCTCGTTCACCCCAAAGACGCCGCTGAACGTCGTCTTGTCTTTCGCCAGACCGTAGTTAAACTGCGCCGCCGCCAACGAAGTTGTCACAAGAGACGGCGGAAGGGATACCGTATCGTTAACGCTGATGTCTGCACGGAGAACCGTCTTGACTGATATGATGCCGCCCGCAACCCAAGTAGGTTGACCGATAAGATCCTGAAAGCCGATCGTCTTGGTTGAGCTTGCCGGAGCAGCGGTCCCATCAGAAACCCTAACCGTTTGCCCATCGGTCGAAATTGTCACGCCTGGGTAGTCACCACCAATGATTGCGGACGAGAGGTCATTGACGAAATCAGAGAATTGCTGGGCCGATTGATACCAGCCACTCACTGGGTAGTTAAGCACCAGCTTCGGGCTGATGTTGATTGGCGGCGGCGGCCCCGGCATCGCGGTCGATAGCGTTTGTGCAATAGCGACTGACAACGGCAATCCAGCCTGCCAGGAAAAGGGGAAGTTAGACGGCTTGGAGGGGCTGCCCGCCGCCACGCCGCCAGCAACCAATGCCATCTCTACGGTCTGATCCGTACCGATCCAGTTTCCCCAGGCTGCAAGCACCTGGCCCTTGACGAGTAATCCGGCTTGCTGAGGATTGGCAAGCGGCAGCCCCTTCGACATCCCGCCATATACAGAAACATTAAGCATAGTCAAGTCTGCCGCGTTGCCGATATCCTGAAGCCCAAGCCCCCAAATCCGGAGCCAAGAGTTGTTGTCCGGGGCGTTATACACAAAAGCAGTCAAGTCAAACTCGATATTGAGGGCCGCCGGGTTAGCAAGCCCTGAGATCGGGTTCTGCGGCCCAGAGGGCAGCAACGAAGTCAGTGCCAACCCGCCGAGCGACTTGAACAGGAACGGCGAGCCATCGGGCTTGGTAATGACAACGCTGTAATACCTCACGGCGTCACCACGAACGTCTGCGTGCCCTCGGTGAATATCAGCGTCGATCCCGAGAAGTATCCGGCCACAAGCGAGATCGGGTAGCCAGCCGGAGAGGCAACCATCGGCGTATTGACGATGAGGTTTCCGCTCTGATCCGCAACTTGCAGATACCAACGCTGGCCGAACGTGTTCCACAGCACGGTGCAATTATAGGTCGCCGTGCCCAGCGCGCTATCGGTCAGCGTAGCCTGAAACTGGAAAGGTTCTGTCGCTGTCGGGGAAAAAGGCGTAACCGTGCTCATGCCGAAGCAACCGTGTTGGCTGGCGACCCAGGCGCAAGGTATGGCAACGAAGAGGGGGCTGTGTTGGTGCCCGCCGTCGAGCCGCCGGATGGAATCGAGCTGCCGGTCAAGCTCGGAGGTTGGCCGACAGAGGCGGACGCGCCCGAGTAACTCGGCTGCCCGGTGATCTGCGTCCCATTGCTCAATTTCGACATCAGCGTATTCTGCGCGGCCTGCGCGGCTTGCAGCGTAAGCAATGGCTTGCGGAAGTCGATCTGGTAGGCATTCTGCGCCTGCTTGCTCTCTGACGACGACACATCGACCATCCGAATGCGCACCAAGTCTGTGTAGAAAAACTTGGGCGTAACGTAGGTGTAGGTGCCGCCGAGCGAGTCGTGCTGATTCATCGCAGAGGCGAGCGCGGTCATGATCGCAGTCGATGTGGCATACCCACCCGCATCGCGCACCGGGCACATCATCAGACAGGAGACAACCAGCGGATTGGCGATGATCGCATTGCCTGCCACGGCCTGATTGGCGAAGGGGTATTCGCCGATCACATTCTCGCCGAGCGTGGCGCCGGGAAGCGGGATGAAGTTGGCGAAGTAGTCATCCAGGCTGGCCGGACCCCCACTCGACAGCAACCCAGACGGGAAACTGCTCGACTCGGTGATCTGCGTGATCGGCATCACGCCGCCGGGGATATTCTGGGCAATACCGCCACAGAATACGATTGGCGCCAGTTGGTAGCTGAGAATCCACTGAGCGGTTCCGGGGCTCATGTTACGTCGCCAACTGAGCGGCGGTCACGGTCGCGTTGCCGCCGGTATTGTTGCGAATGTCAACCTGGGTGCGGCTATTGCGGAACTTCTGCTGATAGGCGCCCGTATCGCCGCCCGCGCCTAAGATCTTCTTTAGATAGCCGTGCGTTTCGCTTGGCATGCGTGGGTCATCAAGCCAGCTACGTCCGTATTTACGCGCATATGCCATTGCCTCATTGACGTGACGAGGCCCCCAATTGTATGCGGCAAGCACCTTTTGTAAATCAGACCCATATACCTTCATGTAATGGCTGAGTTCGTTTTGCGCGACTTCCCAAGACTGCTTGCGGTCCATCGGGTTGGTCTGTCCACCTGTCGCGAAATCATGCCAGGCATCCGGCGTGATCTGCATCCACCCTGCCGCGCCAGCCCGAGACGTCGAGAGGTCGTGCCCGTGCGACGATTCTGCGCCCTCGACGGCATACAGCAGGTCGCCCCAGGAGCGGAATGTGCCGCTCTCCCCTGGACGAAAGCTCATCGGGGTAAATCCCTGCGACAAACCAGGCACTATCGGGTAGGCGTGAAATGGCTTGGGAATCATCCACGACCAATCATCGTTGGCGTGCGAGCCTGTATAGTTCCCATAATATGGAAACGCCTTAGTGCCTCCCGTGGAACTATTCGGAAGTACAGGCTCTCCGTGACCAGGCAACACAGACCATACCCACTTAGCAAATTCACCAATCGCCCGAGCGGCTTCGCCAACGTGGGTCACAAATTCGCTGATGTCCTGCTTAAATTGTGGCGTTCCAACATAGCTCGCGAAGTGTCCCAGCGCGTCCGAGAGCGAGTCTATCCAGTGAGCGACTTCCGGGTTCTTGGCAAAGGCGTCGAACACGCCAACAAACGCCTCAGACAACTTCTTGATCTGGGGCGCGAGCGGCGTCAAGGCGCGAATCAAGCTGGTCTCAATCGCCATCCCGGCAAAGTGAAGCTGGACTTGTAGGCCCTGCCACGCCTTCTGCTGCTCCTTCGTCAGTTCCAGCTCGCGGCGCCGCGCCTGATATTCCCGCTGATACCCGGCAATCTCGGCGGCCGGGGTGTGCTTGTAGCGCTCGAAGTCTTCGAGCGTGATGAACTGATCGAGATGACGCGCCTTCAAAACCTGCGCCATCATGCTTTCCGGCGTCTGGTCGGCAATCTTCTTGAGCGCGTTTACCAACGAATCAGCGACCTGGCCGGTGTCCTTGCCGCGTATGTCGCTCTCGCTCAGCCCAGCGCCGTACAGGCCGGGGCGCAGCGTAACGTCGTGCATGGCAGCATTGACCGCGCCCAGGAACTGACCAGGATCGGACAATCTGCCGAAGGTGGCTGCGAATCCGCGTTGCTCCCCTGGTGTGATGTTCTGGCCGAGCGCATTGCGCCGCTGGTTGCCGGCGGCAATCGCGAGCCGGTCGATGCCCCACAAGCTGCCGACCCCAAGCAGTCCCGAGATGATGCCACCAATCTCAGCCCAGCGCAGCAGCGAGCGTGTGGCGCTGGCGATGTTTCCCGCCATCGTCTTGGTGTGATGGGAAACACTGGCCCACATCCGGACCGCATTAGCCGACACGCCCACAAAGCTGGTGCTGACCTCTTTCGTGCCTGCGCGGACGGCCTTGACCTGCTCCTCGAATGCCGTGAAGGATTCGCGGAACTTGTCGAACGCCGCCGTGTCCATGTCAATGGAAACTATTGGCCGAATAGCGATGACACATCACCTCGGTGTTAGTGCTCTTGCCAGCCCGGCGACTATATGACGACAGCGGAACTCGGCAGCGCTGGTCCAGTCCCACTCGCAGTCCTCGGCAAGCTCTCGGAAGCCTGGGCCTGCGAGCCAGTCGAATATTGAGGCAATCAGGTGGGCGCCGTTCCCTGCACCAGGATGGTCGCCGCCGGCTGTGCAGCCGTCTCGCCAGAAGGAGCGGTCGCGGTCGATGTCGGCAATGAAGCGATCCACTCCGTAGGCTGCAACGGCGATCTTACCGCACCCCAGAGTTCGGTAGCGGTCTTCAGGAGTCCGTCGCGGGTCTGCTTCGGACTCACATGCCAGACGGCAATAAAAAACAGCGAGGCGTTCGCCGCCTCTATCGCGTCCTCCGGGTCCAGGAGTTTACTGTCCAGGGCTTGCTGTAGCGGCAGCGTTTGCCATCCGGTCTTGGTGGCCAGGATCACGCTCGACATCCGCCCAATCTCGTTGAGCAGCGGAGCCGAGATCGTCGAGCCGTCACTATCGGGCGCAAGCGCGGCGGCGGCGTCCTTGAGAAACAGATGACCCATTCGCGCCGCGACCGGTCCCTCACTCAGCATCGTGTTGTAGGTCCGGATGAGCAGCCGGTAATTCATCTCAAAGGCGGCGGCGGAAATCGGGCGGGCATGGACGTAGGCGTAAACCGCGTCGCCGTGATAGAGAGGCACGACGAAGTTCATATCCGGATTCAGTTGCATGGCCTCGCTCTTGGGGTTTGGGGAATAGGCGTTTCTAGCCCGAATTTTTAGCGTTGTAGGGGGGTCTATGGGTTTTTCGCTATCCCCCTATAGGGGAGGATTCGACGGCCCTAGAACCTCCCACAAACCGCTAAAAATAGAGGGCAGAGTTGACCTGGTAGGTACCGCCGATCTCGACCGGGAAGTCAGCGTCGGCGCCGCTAAAGTCCAGGTTGCCGGTGCCCTCGATGGCGGAGTTCGAGAAGAAGTAGGGCTGAAGCGTCGCCGCATCCGGACGAACCACGCAATCACCGAGCAGGGTCAACAGTTCCTGCTGGTTCTTGTAGAGGTTCGCCAGGTACTGCGACTTGATCAGGTGCATCGTCATCGTCACGGCGAGGTAAGGCTCGGGCGAGGTGACGCGACCAGTCATGGTGTCGAGAAAAACGGTCGACTTGCCGGTGAAGGTGACGCTGATCCCGCGCTTGCCGAGGAACGAGGATGTCACCGACAGAACGCCGAAGAGCGGGAAGATCACGCTGGCCCGAAGGCGATTTATAGTTCCCTGCGGGGTGGGGATGATTGCCATGTCTGGTGCCTTTCTAGAGTTGCATCACTTCTGCCAAAAAGGCAGCGGGGTGTTTATTCCGTTTTCGGGAATTGCATGACCGGCAAGTGATCTGGATATTCCCATCTTCATGCGCGCCATCTAAGGATAATGGAATATAATGGTCCAACGAAAAACCACCATTCATTAAATCACAAAGGCAATAAGGGCACTTAGCTCCTTGCTCCGCCATCAAAAGAGGGATCAATCCCTTAGACAGTCTTCCGAGTTTCGTGTGCGCTCGCCTCTTGGCGCAGTATCCCAATAAGGTTTCTTTGTTGTCGGCTTCCCACGCCTTGCGCGACGATCGGTGGCGGCATCGGTTTATCGCCGTCCATTCTCTCATATACGCAGCGGCCTTAGATTTTGTTGCCTCCGGGTTCTTCCGCCGAGATCGTTTCAAACGCTCGTATGGTGGGTCTTTAGCATCAGATCTAGCTCGCGCCGCTTTTACCTTGTCTGGGTTGGCCGCGCGCCATCGATCTTGATATACCTTGGTTTCTGGCTTGGCGTTAAATCGCGCGCGTCGCTCTCGAATGATATCAGGGTGCGCCCTTGCCCACAACGTGCTGTAGCCGCCCCGCGATGCCTGCCAAGCCGCGCTCCGCAATCGGCTGCATTCTCGACACGATCCAGACTTTGTTGCCCTAGCTTCGATATGTCCGTTCTTGCATCTCTTCGCCGTAAAATAGTATCTCGATCCAGCGGCCTTTGCGGCTTTACGAGAGATTGGCAGGTCGGTAATATCGAGGGAAGCCATCTTGAGCATTCATCCTGCTTAGGTGGTCAGGGGTCGGTCGGCGTGGCAACGCCTTCCGGCCCCACTTATATCAGTGACCCCCGATTAAAGCAAGCCACGTCATTATGCTACCCAACAAATTGGGTAGCCTGCAAGTTGATCGTGATGTTGTCGAACCCTCGCAGCGGGGTGAAGCTGACCGCATAACCGGCGTACTGCCCGGTTTTGTAGTCACTCGGACTCGCTGCGAAGTAGGTCGCGGCAGGCACCGCATTGACGACTGCCTGTCCATCGTAGACGCCGTTGCCGCTGTTGATTGCGAACGCTGGGCCGCTAAGTTCGGTCTGCGCGAGCGTGCCGTAGATGATGCCGAAGGTGATGCCGGAAGTGATCGTCGAAGCCACGACGCCCTGACCGCTATTGATCCCGTCCTGGTCCAGGTAGAGCGGGTTCTGCGGGTTGTTGGAGCCGTTGATCACGAAGTTCGACAGGTCCAGGTTGGCGTTGATGTTGAGCCAATCGATGCCCCACCACCAGTTCACAGCATTGCCGTCGAGGAAATTGCCTCCGTAGGCGATGGTGTTGCTCAGGCCGCCCTCGGCGCCGGTCCCGACGACCTCGATATTCGCATTGAGCAAGGTCGTCAGCAGTGAGTTGTTGCCCTGCACCGGGAATGGTGTCACGCCGTAGATGAACGAGTAGTTGTAGGGCGTCACGCGATTGCTCGAGGACGGCGCGTAGTTGAGCGTCACCCACCAGCCGGCGGCGCGGCTGAACTCGGTCGATGCGACGCCCGCCGACGCATACTGGCTCATCACCAGCGTGCCCAGCAGGGTCTCGGCGCCGATGGCAGCTGGTACTGAGAAGACCAGCGAGTTGGTCGCGGTCGTCGTGCCCGCTAGCCACCAACTGTTGTATGCGGCCGGCAGACAGCCCGCGATCTGGAACCATTGCCCCGGCGACACGCCGTGATTGCTGGTGGTAGTCGCGGTGACGGTGCCGCCGGTGCTCGCAACCAAGGTGCCGAGAACCGACTCGGCTCCGGGATTGGTGGCGAGCGCGTAGATCAGCGTCTCGGCCGTCGTGCCCGCAAGAGCCACGAAAGTGCCGTTATATCCAGCAGGCGTGCATCCAGAAATAGAGAACGTGTTGCCTGGCAAGACACCGTGGTTGCTGGTGGTCGTCGCGGTAACGGTGCCGCCGTTTTTCGCCGCCCAGGAAATTGCGGTCAGGACGTTCGCACCCCAGGCCGCCGCATAGGAGATCGCGGTCAGGACGTTCGCTGGCCAGACCGCATACGCGGGAGCCTCGATCAACGCCTTCACGCACTTCATCTGCGCTGTATAGGCGGTCCAGGTCGCCAGCGTGGTCGTGGTCCAGAAGTAGGTCAGCGCGGTGGTGTTCTCAAAACTGGCCAGCAGGTTGAGATACGCCGGATCGGCATCCCAATACTTCGGCACCAGGTAGCTGTAGAAGCCCCAGAAGTTGTTACCCTGGTTGACACCCGGCGGGTTGGCCGCGATCCAATTGTTGAGGAAGGCGCAGCCGTCAGCGGTATTGCCGGGGCCGAGTTCCAGCACATAGCACGCCGTATTGGAACCCTGCGCGAAGAAGGTCGTGTTCATCTTCGCCAACTCGACCGCGCTGCGGGTCGTGTAGGTGATCGTGGTGCTGATGTCGGGCGAAGTCGTGCCGGACGGCACCGCGTAGGTGAAGGCGCTGGTCGTGGTGACGTGGCACAAGAAAGTGCCGTTGTAAGCGGTGTAGGTCGCCCCGGCGATGACCAGCCATAGCGTGTCGCCAATCGGGAACCCATGCGCGGCGGTAGTCGTGCAGGTCGCCAGCCCGCCGGTCTGTGCCAGCGAGGTGACGGCCTTGGGCACAGCCAGGTACGGCGTCAGGCTGGCCAACTGCGTCAGTAGCGTGTTGGTGCCAGGGGAGGTGTTGGTGCCTCCCTGGCTCAGCATCGCACCCGTGGCCTGGAGAGTGTCAGGGCTGGGTGCCTGCGTCTCGGTAACATTTACGCTCACAATGGCGGGCATCATTGATCTCCTTTTCTACCCAGCCCCATCAGGTCAGCGATAGACGACCGTACCGTCAATCGTCCCGGTGGAAACAATCGTAAGGCCGGTGTTGAATGTCACAGCGACGCCTTCGCCACCATACGAAACAACCTGCGGGGTGGTGACCGCAGCACCCAGAGTGATGACGCCGATGTCGGTCGTACCACTGCTGTTAACCGCGTCGATCAGCGTGACGGTAGCGCCGGACGAGGCGGAGTTGATCACGAACGCCTTGATGGCTCCCGGCGCAGCCTTGCAGGTCAAGGTGCCGGCATTGCTGACGTGGCCATACTTCATGCCGACGGGGGCATTCAGGGGATTCTGGGGCATCGGAATTACCTCACGGGGTTGAGAAGGGGGGAGTAGGCGGCAGGATCGTCGCAGTCGCTTTCTCGATCAGCACCCGCGCGACATCGGGCATGCTTTGTTGGAGGTAGCTGACCTTGAAGTTGATCGTCTTCTTCATGGCCAGAATGCCAAGTTCCGCCTGCGTCCGCTTCTGGTCCCGCATGATGGCAGGCTCCATCATACCGATTGCGTTGGTGTCGCGGCTGAACTGGTTGACCAGATCAAACCAGGCAAGTGCCTGATCGTTGGTTGTGCCGTAGAGCGTGATGCGAACCTGATCCGAGGCAAGCTGGCCGTGATAACCGTTGATGCCTGGATTACCGATGACGGGGAACGCACCAATCGGCTGCGTGGCATCGGGCTCGATATGCACTGACCCATAGATCGGGGGAAGATTGTCGGGCACCGCAAAGGAGGGAAACAACTGGATGCCGGGATTGGGCGAGACCAACCAGATCGGGTCATAGCTTTGCAGCGTCAGCCAGGCCGGCAAACTATTGGAGACCACCAGCGTCGTCGGGTCGAGCTGGTTGCCGACATCGACGAGCTGGCTGAGCAGGGCGGGGTACACGGCGTTGCCCGAGTAGTGATAGAGCCCGGCGGCATGGTAGAACGGAGCCTGCTGGGAGAAAGCGAACTTGACGCCGTTCGACTCGCCAATCCAGATCGTGTTCGGGCCAATCTCGTTGAACTCTTGCACCAGCTCGCCGGTGGTGAAAACCACCCGGTTGACCGCAATCGTCTCGTCCTCGCGCTGTTGCTTGTCGGCGGATACGTGCAACGAGCCCTGGATAACAGCGGTCTTGGTGCGGAGCCAGAAGATGTAGCCGTCGAGCGGCAGCACGTAGCGAATGTATTGCGCGAACGGAATCGCCTGATACTGCGACAACACCGACAAACCCTGAAGCAGCGGGTCCCGGTCCGAGGCGTTGTTGACGAGTTCGGCGACGGAGGTCATGACTCAATCCAGGCAAGCATCGAGGCAGCATATGTACCTGTATCCTTAAAACTGGGTCGTTCCGGATTGGCCTTGGCGTACGGATGCAGAAAACGGTGGTTGATACCCAGGCGCGCGGCCATCGTCGGCACGCCCAGCTCCATTCCATCCATCCCGCGCCGGTCGATGAACTCGTTGAACATCTGGTGCATCTTACTCGTCGCCGCTGTGAAATCCGGCGTGTCGATGTTGCGGCCAGATGCCCGATCAGCGAACGCGTCCATCATGTCTTCCGTAAGCGCATCGCAGACCTCGGAGCCGCACGTATCCCAAAAGTGCTGCATCACGTGGTATTTGGCTTCGAGAATCTCCGCCACGTCGCCGGTGGTCGTGCCACCCGCAGCCGGTGCGCTGAGCTTGCGCGGCTTTCCCCCAGGTCGGGGCGTGTGCACCGCTACGCGCCTCGGGGCATCCTTTTCGTATGGGATATCGAAGACCCCTAGATGCAGGATCACGACAAGCCCCACAGACCACCAAAATCCTGCTGAAAACTGAGGTAAGCGCGCCCATACAGCGTCCGCATGAAGCCCAGGTCGCCGATCGTCAGCTCCTTCAGCGCATCCGGCGTGGCCAGCGACATCGAGGTTGACTGATCGCTGGTCGAAGCGACAACACCGGCGGCGAACTTATTGAGGCCCAGATCGGCCCGCGTCTTGTTGAAGTAGTCGCGCCCTTCCTGATCCTGCGCAGTCTCCAGCAGTAGGTGGCCGGCGCAGTTATAAACCGCGAGCGTGTAGTCGGCGCCAGATGCACACGGAATCTGGATGACCAGCGCCAGCGCCTTGTCGAGCGTCCACTGGAGGAAAGGCGAGTTGCTGGGCAAATACAAAACACTGATGCCCATCGCGTCTTGCACGAAGAGTGTGTAGTCGGGCAGGTTCGGTGTGTTTGGATTTGCCCAGGCCATCTCGGGTTACTTCCCAGGCATCTTGATGTTGCTGCGTGCCGCATCGGGGTCAACAGTCAGCGAGAAGTGAACCTCGTCGCCGGTGGCGCGCTCGTGCGGCTGAAGCTGCTGCTCGACCTCGACCTGGGTGATACGCGCCGGGCGCCGACGCGGGCCGGAAGTCGCGGCATTGGCCGCACGGTCGAAGCCGGCAGCCGCCTTGACCGCCTCATCCACCGACCGCTGCGAAGCGGTGTCGTTCACGATGACGTTGGCGTCGAGAATTTCGTCCTTCTGGATCGGCTTTCCGAGACGATACAGCATCCCGGAGAACTTGTTGACCAGTCCGTTGAAGTCGGTCGCTTCGCGCGCACCGTGGCGCTGAAGCTGCGCGATAACCTTGTCGGTCTGTTCCGGCGTCCACTGCTCGCCGATGGACACCTGCTGCCCACTGCGAATATCGACCATTGCCAGCAGGTTGTTGTCGGGGGTGCGATAGTGGAACTGCCAGTGCTGCCGGGTCGGGTTCGCGATGTAGATCGTCATGTCAGGCTCCTAGTCGTGAGAGGGAAAGCGGGGCTGCCTCTATGAGGAAGCAGCCCCAGTTTGCCGCAGCAGGTCCCTGAGGGGGAAACAGGGTCGGAGACTACCCGCTGCGGGTCGCAATCAGTACGGCATGCTGATGATCGAGAGCGCCTGCGGGCGGATGCACCAACCGCTGGTGATCCGGAGTTCCTGCAACTCGGTGATCGCGCCGTCCGGGGTGGGCGTCGGAATCTTCATCGGTGCCGCCATGTCGGCGTACATCAGGTTGGTCGCCTTGATGTTCGGCTGAACCCCAGCGAACTCGTTGGTGTTGATGCCGGGGATGTCGGGCTGCTCGATCTCGGGCATGGTGAGCAGCACGGCATCGTTGGCGAGGCCAGGAGCCTGCCCGATCAGCGTATCGTCGAAGTACCACTCGAAGGTGTCGCCGCCCGCCGCCGCAGTCGCCTTGATGACGTCGCCGGTAGTCGAGGTGCCGGCGCCGGGGCGCTGGTAGCTGGTGACCTGCACGATATTGGCGTAGGCGAACTGCAAGAAGATGCGCTGCGGCGAAATGACCACGATGTTGTTCTTGATGTTGCCCCCGCTCTGCCACATCCGCGCCTTGAGGGCGACGATCTGGTTGAGGAAGAACAACGCCATCTGGCCGTTGTCGTAGGTCGAGGCGGTGGTGTTGCCGAAGCTGTCGGGCGGCAGCGCCACCGGCGTCGCGCCGGAGGTATTGAGCAGCCCTTCACCGTTGGTCGGGTTGAAGCCATACAGCAGCGAACTGCGCATCTGCTGGAAGATGCCTTGGCGCATCGCCAAATCCTGCGCAGCCGGGAGCGCCACGTTCCACTCGCTCGCGCGGGCGATATCGTGGTGATCCCAGATGGCGCGCACGCGGATCAAGTAGGTCGGCGTGCTGAAGTAGTTGGCTTCGAGGCTCGCCGAGGGCAGCAGGTTGGATGGCGACTGCCCGGCAGCAACTTCGGTGCGCAGGTCGAGGCGGTTGACGTACACCGCCATATCCTCGCTCCCGATCTTAACGCGCGGCTTGCCGCCGGCCAACGCAGCAAAGGCGCCGGACGCCTGGGCGTAGGTGAGGATGAGTTCAGGCTCGGTGAAGCTCGGCGTCACCTTCGCCTGGGTCGGGAAGATATTTCCCATGGTGGTTTCCCTTCTTCAGATGAGGATGATCGCGGCGTCACCGGCTGCCCACGTGGCATTCGGCGAGGACCAGGATACGATCTTGCTGTTGGTGTTGACCGACAGCAAGCGGACCGATGTCGGCAGCGCGAAGTTGCCGCCGGTGGTCACGAGCGTGATCCGGTAGTTGGTCACGTCCCAGTAGAGCGCCTGGGAAGTGATCGAGCCATCGGAGCTGTTCAGCGCGGTGACAATCGCCGGGTCGCAAGCGACCGCCAACCGGACGTTGGTGCCCAAGCGGAAGAAGGACACGTAGTTGCCCGATGCCGCCAGCGGCACGGTGTTGCCGGTGTTGATGACCATCGACGAGGCTTGGTTGAAGACGCTGAACCCGGTGATGGTGGCCTGCGTGGTCGAGCGATTGACCACCGGGCCGAGGCCGTCGGCCTGCGCGTTGGCGACGTTGATCATCTCGTTGATGGGCACGCCGCCCCACATCGGGATCGAGTCGGCGGTGCCGAGGAGGCCGCCCATCAGCCACAGGCGCGATGCCGGGTCGTCGGAGACCAGGCCCTGCATGAGCCCCTGGGTCTGGAGCAAGAAGGAGTCCTGCGGCTGGCTGGTGCCGTAGGGGTTGAAGGCGAGGGTGCTTGCCATCTCAGTTGCTCCCGTTCGGGTTGCGGTTGATGCGCCCGACGGTCGCGCCGGTCATGAACGGCGCCATGAAGGCTCCGATGTCGCCGCCGAACCGCGTGATCTGACGGCCCGCCTGGTCGCGCGTAACGATAGGGATGAGCTGTCCAGGGCTGCCGACGGTCGGCGACTTAGCAGCCTGCACCGCGTCCGCGTAGACGATATCCTCGATGGGGCCGAGCATGGCCTCGTCGAGGCTGTCGAGGCGGCTGTCCTTGAAGCGCGCGGAGTGCTTCTGGAAGCGGCCGAGCTGGCGCTTGCGGTAGTCGATGGGCCGCTCGCCGGGGATCGGCGGAGAGGCGCGGTCGCCAAACATCGCGGCCACGCTGTCCGCACGGCTCTGCGCCAGCGCCAGGGCGTTGCGCTCGTCGACCGGCACCTCGGTCGTCAGGTGCTTGATCTTGGCTTCGAGGGCGATGATGCGATCGTTGGTGGCGCTGTCGTGTCGCGCTGCGTCCATGCGCTCTTTCTCCTTGAGTTCCTCCGCGTCCTTGCGGGCTTTGTCCTGAGCCTCGTGGTCAGGCTCCTCGGCCTCCTCCTTCGCCCACTTCTCGAAGGACTCGCCGCCGTCCTTGCGCTCGGTGTCCTCGGCATCGTGGCGAGCACGCTTCGCGTCTTCGCGAGCTTTCTCTTCCTCGGCGCCGTCCTTGCGCATGGCATCGGTCATCGCCATCTCGTCGGCGTCGTGACGAGCCTTCCAGGCATCGTGCTTCTCGCCGTCCTTGCGAGCGCCGAACCGATCCTTGCGAGCCGTGTCGAAACGCCGCTCGTTCTCCTTCTCCGCTTCCTCGCGCTCCTTCTTCGTGGCCTCATCCGCGTCCTTGCGGGCTTTGTCGGCGGCCTCGAAGCTGTCCAGCCGCGCATCCATGCGGCCGAGCGCGTCGGCGATCTTGTCGAGCTTGTCTGCGTTGTCTTTCCGGGCCTTATCGGCCGCGGCGATCCTTTCCTCTTCGGTCATGCCGATAGGTCCTTCCTGAAGTGATTGATTGACAACTCCGGACGGTTCCCCGCCCTTATCCCACACACCAGCACCACACAAGGCAATGTGGTCGAGGAGGGCTGGGTCGCCCTCGACCAGTAGAACTGTGCCATCACTTAACCTGACTTTCTCGTTATTGGAGGCACTGCTGAAGACGACCGCTGGCGATGTACTGGCCTGCTCGGAGTGCAGCCAATCGAGGCAAGAGTCATCCCAAATCTTGACGATCGCCCAAACCTCGTCGCCCTTGATGTAAGGCAGGAAGGTCGTGCCGACGATGCGATTGTGAAACTCTTCGCTGTCGAGCGCGGGCTTCTTCTCGGGGTGGTCGTAGATGACCGGCAGGCCGTTGGCGCGCGCCAGGAACTCCGGATCGAGATAGATGGATGGATCACGCCAGCAATACTCGGCCTCGCGCAGCACCTTGCCCTTGTCGTCCTTGACCGCGTTGCGGTAGGCAACACCGGTGCCGGTCAGCCGGATGTCGAAGAGCCAGAACTTGCCGTAACGCTGCGGGCTGACCAGATCGCCCGCCGCCATCATCCGCGCGATGCCAAGCTCGTTGGCGGAAAGGCGTTTCAGGGCAACGCGCACGCCGGGGTGCATCGGTTCCGGGGGGTCGCTCGGCTTGGCCCAAACGAAGCCGCTGTGCTCGGCGTTCAGCTTCGGGTCGAAAGGCTTGGGCAACTTCTGGAGGAAGGTGGTGTAGTCGACGCCATCAGCAATGCGCCGCATCAAGACCGCGCGATCATCTTCTGGGCACTGGCCCAGCTCTTCGACGCATTCGCGCTGGGCGGCAGCCTCGGGGGTTTCGCCATCCTCGATCTTGCCGCCCGGCAACGCCCATTCGCCGGCGTGATCGCCCTCAGCCGAACGCTTGACGAACAGGGCTTCGCCGGCTTCGGTCAGGAACAAGATGCCGGCCGCGTGGATCACTCAGCGTACTCCTTCTGGGCAGTTCCCACCCTTTCCCTCGTAACTTGTGGGAGATTGGGTTTGCGCACCGCCGCCGGCAACTGAACTAGCAATCGGGACCTGCGACCTAGCGAGGGTGGGCATTGACGCCGCCTGCCCGTAGCGCGGCGTTGAGGAGTCTCCCGCCCGATCTCACCATTTCTTCGCTTGTTCGAGAGCCTCTTCCCTAGTGGAAGCATAAACATTCGTCTTGACTCCTGGGGAGTACTCAATCTCCCACAGGGCTTCCTTGTAAGCTGTGGCCGCCATCACTTTATGCACTTTGACCTTAAACTCGTCCGAATCCTTCCTCGACGCGCACAAAGCGTCGACGCGCTTCTCCATCGAGTCGCATTTCGCCAGGATGCCGTCGAGCCGGTCGGTCATGGTGCAATCCTTCTCACCCGCCTCGCTGTATGCGATGGCCTCAGCTTGCTTCGGCGGCTTGCCGGCTTTTTCTTCGGTAGCGATGTTACGACCAAAGGCGGCGCTGCCGACCGGACCCTTCTCAAGCGGCATCGTCCAACTCCTCGGCCTGCGCCATGATCCGCTCTGCCTCATCGACCGCTACCTTCTCGCCACGCATCCGCCGGGAATTGAGCTGGCGCGCGGCGGCCATCCGATGGGTCATGCGGAGGAGCCCAGATAGGCCCTGCATCGCGTCTAGGGCCGTTTGTAGGGCGGTCTCGCGCGCGCAGCGGGCTTCCGTGGCCTGCGCGTCCTTGACCGCCTTACACGCCTCTGCGCGGCTTGCAATCTGGTGGGCGTAGTCGTCGAAGGTCATGCCACGACCCTCAACTCTGCGACCTGCCTGCCACGCTCGACCCATTCCTTGCCGCGTATCGTCAGCAATTCAGGGGGCAGTCGACGGGGCGAGGTGATCCAAACATAGTAGCACCGGCAATAGACTTCTTCGCCCGGCTTGGTGATTTCATCGGTGTAGGAGGCACTTCCCCGCTTCACCAATCCCTGTGTGATCGCCCAGGAGTCGCGCACCAGATAGAGCTTGCCCGAGCGCGCAAGATGACCTGGCCGCGCATCGTAGCTTTTGTCATGCTCGCCGTGGTCGTGCCAGATGCCAGCGATGGCGCCGTTATCCATCGCGACGATCTCGGCGATGTTCGAAATCAACTTGGCGCTTTGATCGATGTTTACGCGCCTCGCTTCGTACTTGACCTGGGCAACGCTCCTGCCGATCTCCGCCCGCACCGCCCGCTTGTCGATGACGCCGGAACCGCCAGGCGGGATCGAGGTTGACCAGCCAACAAGCCTGGCAAGCGTGGTCTCGACGGCCTTCTTGCGGTTCAGCTTGATCCGGTCGGCGGCGGCGAGGATACGGCGATCTAGTTCGGCGCGCAAACTAGGCTTGATCATGGCAATGGTGCCACGACCGATCCCAGGCACGTAGTCGGCAATCTTGCCGGCGTCGGTCAGGTTCTTGAAGATCGCTTCCAGGCGCAGCCTGACATCATCGTCGATCCGCTCGATCGGCCCGAGCTCGCGCTCGGCGGCGTTACGCAGCTTGACAACCCACTCGTTGACCCGCTCGGGGCTGACGTAGCCGGTGCTCGACAGCTCGGCAATGGCTTCGGCAAGCAGACGGCCGAAGGTGTAAGGCTGGGGGGGCATTATTTACGAAACTTTTCCGCCCTGCCCGCATCTTTTCCGTTAACGAGGATGCGGTAAATACGATCCGAGCCATCTCCATCGATACTGAAGCGCGGAGGCCCATCCTTGTAATCGCTCGACTGCTCCTGATCAGCGGTCACCTCGAACGAGTGCCCACCAGCCGCGACATCCCTGATAATCTGGAAAAACCTAACCAAAGCTGGCAAGAAATCCGTATCACTGCACTCAATTGTAACCGAAACGACCGCTGGACCTGCAACAGCGTCAAGCCGAGCCTCCGCTCTAGCCAGTCCTGCAAGGATAGCGTCTAGTTGCGCGCTATTCATGTCGTGCTCCCAAAGGGCTTCGGCTCTTCCTCTTGCGCAGGCTTCTCAGCCATCGGCTGCGGCGGCACGTAGTTGGCCAGCGTGGCCTCGTCGATGATCAGCGGCGCGGAGAACAGCTCGCGGCGGCTGTTGATCTCGTCGGCCGCCCAGCAAATGATTGAGGCTTTGTTAACTGGATCGACTCCCGCATTAACTAGGCTCTCAAGCAGGGCAACTACCGACTCAAAGCGTATTTTTTCACTTTGCATTTTAGCGGAATCGGGTTCGGCCAACAGGTTCGGCCACTTCGCGTCGAAACTATTGACCCAGTTGTAGAACGCGGTCTCGTAGGGCACCTTGCGGTACTCCTCGAAATCGCGCTGGATGGTCTTGTAGAAGTCGGGCGACCATGCGCGGCGCTGCACGATCCGGTCGAAGAAGCTGTAAGCCGGCGCCATCTCGATCCGCACGCGGTCGATGTAGCGCGCGATCTGCTTGGCGTCCTCCGAACCCTCCGCCATGCCGCCCACCATCTCCTCCTGGTTGAGCAGCTTGGCGGGCATCCCGGCGGCCATCGCCGTATTCAGCAGCGAGTTGTCGCGGGCGAACTTGGCCGGGCCTTCGAGGTTCTGAAAATTGAGGGAGAAGATGTCGTCATCGACGCCGATGGTCAGCACGTTGCCAGTCATGCCGGCCTTGAGCTGCTGACGCTTGAACCCAAAGAAATTGGCGATGCGGTTGTTGATGATCGAGCCGGGCGCCTTCTGCTTGGCGATCAGCAGTCCGACCTTCTGCGCCACATACTGGTCGGTGATCATCGTCTGGATGAAAGTCTTCATCGGGAACAACGCGCGCTGGTAAACGCTGCGGCCAACGAAGCCGAACGCTGAGTTAGTGAACTCGATGTAGATCGGCGCCTCGTTCATCACGACGATCGAGCGACTGGGATGATAGACTTGGTTCCCCACGCGCAGGGCCTGTGGCTTCTGGAAGTCGGGGGAATTGGGGTCCTGGTTGAGCACCAAACTGCCAGCCGTGTTCAGGGGATCGAGCACGTTGTAGTAGGGATCGGTCTCCCACACCTTCGCAAGGTCGAGCGGTGCTTCCGCTGCTTTCGGGTTCTTCCGGTCGCCGACGATCAGCGAGGCGATGCCGTAGGCGCGAGCCGTGCGGTAAAGGTTGAGAATGATTGCGTCGGCGCCAACCGGACCACCGGTCACATTGGCGATGCCGCCGGTCTCCTTCCACTCCTTCTTGAACGCAGGCACGAGGCGGCTTTCGGGGCCGCTGGATACGGTGATCTCGCGCTCTTGGCTCTGCGCCAGGGCGACGGGGTTCTCCGCCATCTTGGCGCCGAGTGGATGGTATGCCAGGACGGTCTTGCATAACTGATACGAGGCGGGCGAGCCGGGGATGATCTGCTCGGCCGACAGCAAGTCGATGAGCTGACTACCAACCGACACGGTCAAGCCGGCCTGGGTAAAGCCGGCGCCCCCCTCCGTCGTATCTGCGCCAAAACCGCTCATCGCGACATCCCTGATATAGCAGCGGCGGACGGCCCGTTAATGGTTGAAAAGGCCATTGCAATCGCCTCACTTGTGGCCTATGTATCCCGCGTAACCCTGCGGGCAGGATAAAATGACCGAACCGGCAACCGAAACCTTCAAGGCGCGCGTTTCACCCGAATGGCTCGCCATCCTAGACGCCTGGCGGCGGTTGCAGCCCGACCTTCCATCCCGAGCCGAGGCTGTGCGCCGGCTGGTGGCGACGGGGCTGGAGGTATCCGACCTTTTGCACCGTGTTGCGTTTCGGCGAGATGGAACCACACTCACGATCGCGGACATTGCGAGTGCCTACCCGCCGCACGTCGAAACCGATGGCCGGACCACGATCGTCAACCTTCCCGTCAGTAAAGTCCCGGCATCATGAAAAGAGGAACGGTGTGATGAAAGATCAAATTAGCGGACACTACTTTCTTACGCGCGTTTCTTTGGAGCGCGCAGAGCCGGATGTGTGGCC